ACTGCTCTTTTTTATTTGTCGTACTGAGGGACATTAAACATCTGGACGGAAAATAATAGTCGACAGACTTTAAATGGGAGGGACAGTTATGTCAGAAATCACATTTACACAGGAACAAGTAGATGAAATGATTGAGAAAAGGATTGCAAGGGAAAGAAAAAAATTTGAAACCGAAAAAAAAGAGCTGGAGCGAAAGCACGGAGAAACAATTGAAGATTATGAAGCTAGGATTAATAATGCTAATCTTACTGCAGAAGAGAAGTATAATAAGAGCCTTGCTGAGCTTCAAAAACAGCTTGAAAATTCAAATTCAGAGCTTGCAACTATGAAAACTAATGAGTTAAAAAAAGCAGCATTAGGGAAATATAAAATCCCTGACAGTTTTTTAGGAAGTATTTCCGGGAACACGGAAGAAGAAATTGAAAATAGTGTAAAATCCTTTTCCGAAAACTTATCCACTTACCTTAAAACACAGAGCGGAGGGGTTCCAAACAGTCTGAATGGTGGAAGTAACGGGGAAGAAAATAAAAAAGACGCAGGACTTGAAGCATTTGATAAGGCTTTTAGTTCTTTTTAAGTTAAAGGAGATGATTAAAATATGGCAATGATTTATACACAGTTATTTGCAGATAAAATTGATGAAAGATTTACAAGTGAAGCGGTATCACAAAAAATAGTGAATAATGATTACAGCTTTGTAGGAGCTAAAACTGTAAAAGTTACTTCGATTAATACAGTTGACAATAGGGATTATGACAGAAGTACAGGTTATGGGAATGCTGACATCTTACAGAATGCCGTACAGGAAATGACACTGACAAAGGATAGGGCATTTAAAATGCTTTTGGATAAAATGGATGAAGATGAGACAAAAATTAAAGCTGGAGAAGTATTAGCAAGACAATTGAGAGAAAGAGTAATTCCTGAAATTGAGAAATACAGATTTGAAACAATTCTTAAATCTTGCGACGCAAAATCACAGACAGTAACAGGACTTGCAGCTAATAACGCATATAACAAATTTTTGGAGGCACAGGAGAAATTAAATGACGCTGACGTACCTCAAAACAGAATCGCCTATGTTACACCTGAGTTTTTAACAAAATTGAAAAAAGATGACAATTTTATCAAAGCTTCAGATATTGGACAAAATATAAAAATAAACGGGTTAGTAGGAATGGTTGACGGAGTGCCGATAGTAAGAGTTACTAAAAAATGGATGGAAATTAAAACAGGGGTAGGTGGAGCTACAACTAAAAACTATGGATGTTTGATAGGACACAATTCGGCAACGGTTGCTCCTGTGAAATTAGCTGAATATAGAGTGGTTACGGATTCAGAAAATTATTCAGGAACTTTATTCCTAGGTAGATTTTATTATGACTGTTTTATACTGGATAACAAAGTAAAAGGTTTAGTTGCAATTGAAGCGTAGATAAAGTATGGTTAAATGCCATACTTTTTTTATTTTGAAAAGGTGATAGGATTGACTGAAATAATTGATAAAATTTACGAAAAAATAAAAGCTGTTTCTGATGTAAGCTTAAATGAACCAAAGACTAAGTTTATTATTGAAAGTGTTGTTCAAGATAGCATTAATTATATGAACCGCGAAGACTTTCCAAGAGAATTGATAGCTCCTATAACAAAATATATTTTTAAATATAATTTTGATAAAAATAGAAATATAAAATCTATGAAAAGTGGAGATAGACAGGTTGAATTTGTAACTGAGTTAAACGATGATGTGGAATTTAGAAAAAGTTTGAATCGTTTTAGAAAACTTGGAGTTATAAAATAGGGAGGTGTAAAATGCTTAATGAGTTTTTTAATACTGATACAATAGTAGAAGTCAAAAGAAATATAAAAGCAAAAACTGAATATGGGCTAACGGATCAAGATTGGAAAGTTATTTACACCAATATCAAGTGCCAGTTAAGTGTAGGAATTTTAAGGGCTACTGAAAATGGAATTATAAACAGTTCCAGAAACACATATAAAATACTGGTCAGTAATGATGTAGAAATAAAGCAGAATGATATTTTATTGGTAAATAAAGGTGGTATAGAGTATAAATTTAAAGCCGGTAAACCAATAAAATACACTAGTTTCATAGAACATCAGGAAATAACAGTCGAGGAAGTGGAAAGAAATGAAACTTAGCGGTGACTGGGAAAAACTATCAAAAAAATTACAAAAGTTAGCTACTGATACTCCACAAAAAATAGGAACGACACTTAAACAGGTTGCCGAACAAACAATAAAAGAAGTGAAAGAAGAAACACCAGCAGATACCGGTCAATTAAGAATGGGCTGGCATAGGGAAAACGGTGGAAGTTTCAAACAGATAATTTACAACAACGTGGAGTACGTGAACCATGTTGAGTATGGTCATAGAGTAGTTTATTTTGGTAAAGAGACAGGTGGAGTAGTACCGGGGGTGTTTATGTTAAAGAAAACAATAGAAAAATTAGAACCTATATTCAAAGACGAAATAGGATCAACAATAAAAGCGGAGTTTGAAAAATAATGAGATTTATAGATTTTATAAAATCATTGAGTAGGAAAATAGACAGTTTTACAGGCAAGGAAGTTGGAATTGATAACATAAATAAGTTATCCAGACCTGCATATTTCATACAGGTGATTGATTATAAAAAAACCTTTTTTGCAAATTATAGAGAGAGGATATTTATTAGTATAGATATTACATATATTCCTAAAAATGATGAAAATAACAAAGCAGAAATATATAATGCTTTTGATGATTTAGATGACATGTTTGAAGTTAGAGGAAATAAGATTTTAAAAGTCAAAGACAGGTGTCTGACTTTAAAAAATGAGCACACAAAAATAGTAGATGGTCTAGGTCATTATATTTTCGATTTAGATTTATTTGATGTGTACGGTACTGATTTGAGAAGTTTTGATAATAGCATTGAAACAATAAAAGAAATATTGAATGCTGACGACACTGAATTAACGGAATATGAGCTGCTGAAAAAATTAGAGTTATTTGATGAAAAAGGTAATAAAGTATCGTTATTTGATGAGAATAATGATTTAATCAGTGATGAAGTGTTTAAAAAATTATCATTATTTGATAAAAATGGAGTTCCATTTAATTATAAGATAATGAGAAATTTAAAAATGAAATTAAAGAGATAGAGGAGTGATAAAATGGCAATAGTCGGACAAATTAATGCGAGTCCAAGCATCAGTATTGCATTTAAAACATTGGCAACGACAGCTATTCAAAGAAGTGAAAGAGGGACTGTATGTCTAATTTTAAAGGATAAAAAAGCCACTGGGAAGTGGCATACCTTTAAAACGATAGCGGATGTTGATACTAAAAGCTGGGACGCAGGGAGCATAAAATATATAAATTTAGCTATGCATTACGGAGCATTTAAAGTATTAGTCAGAGTTGTACAGAACGAAGAAACTACAGATAAAGTACTGAAAGATTTAGAAATGAGAAAATTTAACTGGCTGGCTTATCCGCAAGCATTAGAAACAGAAGACCAAACAGTTGTAAATTGGGTAAAACAGAAGTTTGGAAACACTGGTATAATTGGTAAGACCATAAAATATGTATCAAGCTATGCAAATAATACAGACCATGTAGCTATTATAGAACTTGCGAACAGTGGGACATATAAGTCTATTTACGGAGATTTTACAGCACAGGAATATACAGCAGCAATTGCAGGACTTATTGCAGGTATGCCGTTAAACCGTAGTGCTGATAATCATGTTATGACCGATTTGAAAGAAGTTGAAGATTATGAGCCTAAACTTGGTAAATTCAGTTTGTACACTGATGAAGATGTAATCAGGGTAAATTATGGCGTTAATTCTAAAACTACATTTGACAGTACTTGGAAAAAAGACACAAGAAAAATTAAAGTTGTTGAGGGTATGTGCTTTATCGTAGATGATATAAGGGACACATTCAAAAAATATTGGCTTGGGAAATATATCAATGATTATGACAATAAAATGAATTTCTGTTCAAATGTAACAAAAGTATATTTTAAAGAAATGTCGCCGAATGTATTGAATGGAGATTACGACAATAAAGTAGAAATTGATATTGAAGCACAGAAAAGAACGGTTATAGCAGATGGATTAGATCCAGATACTATGACAGATTTAGAGATTCTGCAATATCCTACAGGCGATGATGTCTATTTAACAGGTGATGTAAGGTTTGCAGATACTATGGCTTCACTTAGCTTAATAATGACGATGTAATGAAAGGGAGTTGATAAAATGTCGGAAAACATAAGAGGAAACAGAACCATATCGGGGGCTTACGGAGAATTGTGGCTCGATAATGAAAAAGTAGCGGAATTAAAATCTATAGAAGGTAAAATTACAGCTGAGAGGGCAGATGTACAATTAGGGATTTCTGTTGATAGTAAAATAACAGGGTTAAAAGGAGAAGGAACTGTTACAATCTATAAAGTTTATACTCGTGGAAAAAAAATACTTGAAAATTGGTCGAAAGGAAAAGACGTGAGAAGTAGAATAGTAACATCAATTAAAGACCCTGATAGTTTGAAAGGACAAGAAGAGAGAGTATCAATTGATAATGTTTGGTTTAACTCAATTGACCTAGTAAAATTTTCAAGAGGTGAAATAGTGGAAGAGGAAATTCCTTTTGGGTTCACCCCTAGTGATGTTAAATATGAAAACGCAATAAAATAAAGGAGCAGGTGCAAAATGAAAAATATAACAGTAGAAATGCTATTAGAGAATAGTAAAAAAATAGAAAAAAAAGAAACTGTAAAGGTTAAAATTGAAGAATTGAATGGAGCTGTTTTAGAATTAGAAGTGTTAAACAGAATGGAAATACTGGATATTTTATCCAGCAATAGTACAGACAAAGATAGCGAATTAATTTACACATCAGGGAAGATTTTTAAAGATGATAAATTAATCACTCAACTGGGATGTGAAATGAATCCGGCAGAAGTTGTGCCAAAAGTATTAAGTCATTCAACAATAACGGGTATTTCGGAATTACTTATGAAAAAAGCTGGATGGAATGAAAAATTTACTGTTGAAGAAGTGATTGAAGAAATAAAAAACTAATCAAGGGCGACTGGAAGGCAAAAACAGTCGCTCACTATTTAAATTGCGGGCATAGCTTACAGAGTTTAAGGGAATTAAGTAATTCGGAGTTGTTGTTTATGTTTTTTATGATTGGAGGTGGATTAGAAAATGAGCGAATATAAATTGAGTGCATTACTTGAGTTGAAAGATAAATTTACTAATGTAGCACAAAAAGCTGGAAGTTCATTGGGAGCATTGAAAGATAAAGTTGGTGGTATAGCTGATAAAATAAAAAATTCTTTTAGCGGAGTTCAAGGAGCATTGACAACTTTTGGAGTTGGTATCGGAGCGGGTGCAGCAGTTAGTGTACTAAAATCTTCTGTTGAAGCCTATGCAAATTTGGAAGACCAAGTAAGAAGAAATAGAGCTATAATGAGTGCTACAGCAGAACAGGAAAAGCAGCTTATGCAACAGACTAGAGATTTAGGAAGGTCAACTAAATTTACAGCACAGGAAGTAGCAGAAGCACAAATGTATCAGGCAATGGCGGGTATGAAAACAAATGAAGTATTGGAAATGACACCTAAACTTTTAAAAATGTCAATTGCAGCTGGAAGTGATTTTGCTCAAACTTCTGATATTGTTACAGACAACCTATCGGCTTTTGGTATGTCGATAAGTGAAGTTGACAGACTGATGGACGTAATGGTTGCAACAAGTAATAATGCAAATACTAATGTACAGATGTTAGGGGAGGCATATAAATATGTTGCGGCAAGTTCAAGAAATTTTGAGAGCTTCGAAGATGTAAATATCTTGTTGGGAGTACTTGCAGATAATGGGATTAAATCAGGACAAGCTGGGCGTAACTTGGCGGCGATTTACAGAAGACTTGCTAATCCGCCGAAAGCAGTGGGAAACGCTTTAAAAGATTTAAACATCCAACTTTATGATCAACAGGGTAAATTTAAAGGATTAAAAGCTATATCTGATGAGTTAAAAGTAGCTACAGCTAACCTTACTCAGGAAGAAAGAAATAGATATTTAGCGATAATAGCTGGTGGAGAGGGTATGAAAATACTGGCTTCCATCATGGGAACTACCGAAGAAGGCTACAACAAGGTTGCTAATGGAGTAAGAAATGCTAAAGGCGCAACGGATAAATTCGCCGATGAAATGAGCAACACAACAGCAAACAAGATAGCACAGTTCAAATCTGCCTTAGATGATTTGAAAATATCAATAGGTGAAGCTTTTGCTCCGATAGCAACAAAATGGATGGAAGACTTCATGAAAAAAATTGAAGAGTGGCAAAAAACGGGAGCGTTGGATCCTGATAAATTAAAAGGAACAGCTGAAGGACTGGTTAAAGCTGCAGAAGTAGGAATGCGTGGTATTGCAGGAGTAAAAGGTGCAACATGGGGAGCTCAATTAGGTACTGCAATTGGTGGTCCAGTAGGAACAGCAGTAGGTGCTGCAATCGGTGGGGCTATTGGATATTTTTCACCTGAAGTAGTAGAAAGTCTAATAAAACCTAAAAATTCAAAAGCAGAAAAAGATAGGCAACAAGTCATAGCAAATGCTTTTGATACTTCAAAACCTAACGATTATGGACATGCAAGCTCTTACCGGCGTGGAACTTATATGGGGTATGATTTGAGTAATGTGTATACGGCTGCACAAAAAGCAGAAGATGCAAGAATTGAAAGACAAAAAGAGTATGCTAGAAGATCGTATGAAGCTAAGCCAATAATAGTAGATATGAATGCATTAAAATCGGGATTAGGAATGATACAGCAAAATCCGGCTTTTACACAGCAAGATAAAACATCACAATTAACAAGTGCAATTTCACAACTTTTATCTAAACAACAAAACAGTAATCCGTTACAACCGTTTGACACCACAGCAATAACGAATGCTCTTAATACTGGATTAAGTCCTCTAAATAATTTACCAGGTCTTTTGAATAATAGTTTATCTACAATGCAACCTCCAGTACCGCAACCTGTGTCGGTAGAACAAATTATAAATCATCAAGCTAATGCTCAAATAGCAGCACAATTGTCAAATATAACAATAAATGATACAGCTAAAATTGAGAGTATAGCTAAACAGATAGCTGAGAATGTTAGCCAAAATACATATAACACCATGATGTCGAACTTAAGAGCACAAATTCAAGCGTCACAATAATTAATTAGGAAAGGAATTTTATAAGATATGAGACCAATATTCATGTTACTGTACGACACAGAGCCGTTTATTTTCACAATACCGCCGTTAGATTTTAAAATTACAAGCAGTCAAAACAGTGAAGTTGTGAAGATTTTAGATGTTGGGGAAGTAGCGTTGATAGGAGAGAAAAATATAAAAAAAGTCAGCTTTTCTACATTTTTACCTGCTAAAAAATCCAAATTTTTTAACTTATTTCTCAATTCTCAATCACCAATGGGCGGTATAAAAAAACTGGAGAAGTACAAGGATGATAAAGAAGTTCTGACTTTAATAGTTCCTAATTACAGCATCTATTTTAAATGTTATATTGAACAGCTGGAATATGAAATAAAGGAAAGAACAGGAGATGTCGATATTTCTATTAACCTAATAGAAGCTAGAAAACAGACAAGGTTAATTGACGATGTTAATGAACTTTATGAGCGGCACACTGGGAAAACTTCACCAATTAAGGAGTATAAACTAGAAGAAAGATTTGAAAACATTAAGAGTGGACTGAAGAATAAAATAAAAGGAAAAATTGACAGTTTGATAAATTCTAAAAAGTAAAAGGGAATGAGAAAATGTTAAAGATAATTGTTAATAATGAAGAACACGTAAAAAAATTTGAAAGAATTATTTGGAAAGGTGGAATAAATGGAACTTCGCGGACATTAGAAGTAAAATATTTAGATGATACAACAATTGCTAAGTTAGGTGATAAAGTAGAATTCTTTCTTGATGAGGATAAATTATTTACAGGTAAAGTTTTTTCTGTTGAAGTGACTGGACAAAGTAAAATTAAAACTTTCAGCTGTTTTGATAACTCTATATATCTTAATAAAAACTATTTTGTGAAAAA